CGCTCTCGTTCAGCAGCCCGAGGACCCTTGGGACCGACGCGCAGAAGGTCTCTCGCAGATCGGCGCGTCCATCGCAGGCATCGTCAATCCGGCGCAGGCTGCTGCAATCCAGAACTCGCTTACCGCTGACCACAACGACCGCAACACCAGAACGCAACAGGCGCTCATGGCGAAGGTCTACGCGCAGCGCATGGCCAAGGAGCAGCAGGGTTCGTGGTCGAGCCACGTGATGCCCAACGGTCAGGTGATGCAGACCAACACCAACGGCCAGATGCGTATGCTGGACGGAAACTTCGGGAAGGCTGACGCCTCCTCGCAGGCTCCGCAGATGGTCCCCGTGTGGGGCGACGCGAAGGTGCTCGGTGATGATCCGACGAAGCGCACGCCCGAACAGGAGCAGGCTTACTTCGCCACCATGAAACCGGCTGAGGCCGAAATGGTGAAGGGTCTTCTGGACAACACACTGCCACCTCCGACCGCAGCCGCGATGTCGAAGAAGGACAGCCCGTATCCTGCGGCATTCGCTGCAGCCAAGGCGATTGATCCGTCCCTCGACAGCACGGTCTACTCTGCTCGCATCGCGGGTCAGAAGGACTGGGCGACCAAGGGTGCCGAAAGCGCTCGTGCGTTGAACCAAACCATCGCTCACCAAAGTGAAGCGCTTGTTGGTGCAATGAAGGGTCTCGGCAACGGCGACACTCCTCTCTGGAATCGCGCGAAGAACGTGTGGAGCGAGGAAGTCACTGGTAGTGGCGCAGTCCCCGGCTTCAGAACTGCCGCGCACGCGGTGGTCGATGAGCTTGGCAAAGTCTTCAAGCAGAACAATCTCTCGGACACAGAAATTCGTAAGTGGGAGGAGAACCTTCCCCCGAGTATGTCCCCTGAGCAGCAGCGCACGCAGATTGCAGCGTTCCAAACGCTCATGCACGGCGCAATGCAAGCGCTAGAAGACAAACGCAAGCAGGCCATTGGTGATCGCGCAGCCGCAAAGCAGAAGCCTCTGCTGAGCGACGAAGGCGCAAAGGGTCTCCAGAAGCTGGAAGAGTTCGCTCATCCTAAGGCCCCCGCCGCAGACAAACGTCCCTCGCTGGACGACATCTTCAAGTAAGGAAACTGAATGGCCGACGTAACAGCGGACCAAATCTCGCAGGCCCGTGCGGCTGGCTATTCTGACGACGAAATCGTGAGCCACCTCGCGTCCAAGGCACCTGACAAGTTCAAGGCTGCAAAGGACGCGGGGTACTCTGCCAGTGAAATCCTCTCGCACTTCGGCGCTGCCAAGACGGCTACCAAGCCAACTACGGCTCCCGCCACCGCACCAGAGGCTTCCGGCGAACCAAGCATGCTGTCCGACATCGCGTCGGGTGCACGGCACGGCTACAACGAAATGGTTCGCGGCGTACAGTCCTCACGTAAGAATATTCTCGGCAGCGAAGTCGATGACACGCCTGTCGATCCCAACTACAAGCCCGCCAACGTCACCAACGGCTCGTGGAATCCCCTCAAGTGGAGCCCGCGCCAGATACCGAAGCTCGTTGCTGAGCAAGCACCTCTCGCTGCTACGTCAGCGGCTGGCGCGGCGGTAGGTGACCTCCTCACCCCGGTTGGCGCTGTGGTCGGCGGCCTCGCACCTCTCGTGCTCACCTCGGCTGGCGACAACGTCAAGCATCGCGCAGTTGCCCGTACGGGTGACCAGAACGCGGTCCCGAACGACGAAGACAAAGCCATCGGCATCGGCACCTCGCTCGCTGCAGCCGTCCCCGGCTCGATCATGCATACTCCAGGTCTGGGGAATGCAATTGGCGCTGGGTTGAATGGCATCGGCCGTGTCGCCACCAACCTGCTCACTCGTGCAGGCGTAGGCGCTGGCGGCGGCGTAGTGCAGAACGCTATTACGCAGGCTGGCACCAAGATCGGCACCGACCAACCCTTCGACCCTTCGCAGCTTCCTGAGGCTGCAGTCGGAGGCGCGGCAAGTGCCTCGCCACATGTGCTCCCTGCAGTCGCTGCAGGCGCTCGTGCTGTTCGCATGGGCAAGTACAACGCTGACCCGGAAGCTGCGGCCAACTACGCCACACGCTTGCAGAACACGGGCCTCGACCTCGCGAACATTCACGAGGCGGCACAGGCGCATCAAAAGGTCATGGCCGACACCCACGGCGAGCTTAAGGCTGCCTTGGACAAGGTCGCGCAGCAGAAGACGCTGACGCCCGAAGAGACGAACGCAATCGCATCCATCCGACGTGGTGACCAGATCACCCCGAAGGACATGGAGCACCTGACGACCGCAACGGCCAATGCTCCTGACGGAGCCAACGCTCACTTCCTCGCTCGCGCGCTGAAGACCGGGCAGATGGCTCAGGAGGAAGGCTCGTTCGATCCCAAGACCGGCTGGCAAGGCTCCGCTACTGGCGGAATGAAGAACGTCGTGCGCGGCGTCTTCAACCCTTGGCACATTGGCGGCACGATGGCAGGCCTCGGCGCTCTCGCGTTCGGGATGCCTCACGTGTCTGGTGCAGTCGGCGGCGGCCTCATGGGCGGCCTCGGCATCGGCCTTGGTGGTGCGCGTCTCCTCGACAGCATCACTGGTGGATCACGACCAGCAGCAAACTTCGCCAAGACGTTCGCAGATCACAACGCACAGCTACGCATGGGGACCGCACCGCCTCCGGTGCAACCGCCCCCGCTTCCGCAGCCGACCAATGCACCGTGGGGCCCTCGGCCTCCTTCGGTTGGTCCTACGGGTCCGCAAGTGCCTCCCCCGGCCGCTCCCCCGCCTGCCGCGCCTCAGTTCAATCCGATGGCGCTGCAGATGCTGAAGAAGCAACTGGCAACACCTCTACCTGGTGCACCCGCCCCGGCCCCTGCGGCTCCCCAAGTGCCCGAGTTCAACCCGATGGCACTGCAGATGCTGAAGCAGAAGCTGAAGGCAGGCTTGCCGCCTGAACCGCAGCCTGAAGCCCCGCCGCCCCCGGCACCGCCTGCCAAACCGGACATCAGTCCGATGGCTCTCGCGATGCTGCAGAAGAAGCTCAAGGCAGGCCTACCGGCTCCTGAGGCTCCTCCGGCTGAGGCACCTCCTGCGGCTCCCGCAGCGCCCGAGTTCAACCCGATGGCGCTCTCGATGCTCAAGCAGAAGCTGAAGGCTGGTCTCCCGCCCGAACCGGGTGCGGAGAATGCAGCGCCTGCTCCCGCGATCAAGATCAGCAAGAGCAATGGCAAGGTGAAGACTGAAGCCCCCAAGGCTGAAGAGGCACCGAAGGCAAGCGCGTACGAGCCCCTCGACGATGCTCAACTCTATCCGGCTGACATCTCTGCGAAGGCGTATGCCGTGCACGAGGCGTCTGCTTACGGAGCAAAGAGCCCGAAGTATCTCGCTAAGGCTGAGCACTCTGCTCAGAAGCGTATCGACGCAGAGAAGACGCTAGTCGCTCAGTATCCTGAGTTCTCGCATGCCATCAAGGGACTGGTTCGCCAGCTTCACAAGATTGGCTCGAACACGAAGGAACGCGACAAAGCTGTCGATCACTACTCGGACTTTCTATCGCCCGAGGCAGCAGCGGCAGTCCAGAGCGCCTTCAAGTAAGGAAGACTAATGACCGACAAAGTAAGTGAGGGGACTTCGGTCCTCTCGCTTGCGGCGAAGGCTGCGTGGCTCGACGAAGACTACCGCATCAAGATGAAGCTGCGGGACATGCAGCTAAAGCTCGACCGCAAAATCGACCCACAGAAATTCAAACGCACAGGCGTCCCCAACGGCTCCACTCGCGCGAAAGCCGAGAAGAAGTGGGCGAAGGCCCGTGCGCTTGCAGACAGGTTTATCCAAATCATGACCGACACTGGCCAGCTTGCCCCCGAGGAGGATCGTGTCCTCAGCGAGAACGGCGAGTGGATCACCATTCCCAACGACGACGCTGGGATGGCCAAGGCAGCTATGCGTGAGGCATTCATCCTCGCGGTAGGCCCGACCGAACAGAAGACCAAGGTATCAGCCATCAACACCGTGCTCGCCTACACCAAGAGCAAGCCCGAGAGCAAATCTAAGCTGACGCTCAGCAAGGCCGAGGACTTCCTCGACGAGATTTCTGGTGACTGAGTTATCCGACAAGCAGAGGGCGGCGCGCAAGCGCCTCCTCGACGACTTTGAATTCTATGCCGCCAAGTGCGTGAAGATCAGAACGAAGAAGGGCAAGATTGCTCCGCTCATTCTGAACCGCGTGCAGAAGCGTTTCTTGGACGAAGTTCTGGAGCAGTGGGAGAAGACAGGCAAGGTTCGCTTCGTCGTCCTCAAGGCTCGACAGCAGGGCCTCTCCACCGTCATCTCCGCATTCCAGTATTGGTGGTTGTCTCAGCGCAAGGCCCAGAAGGGTCTCGTTATGGCGCACGAAGGCGACTCCACCACGACGCTGCTCGATATGTATCGGCGCGTCCACGACAACGTCCCCGACATCGTCCGTCCGTCAACGAAGTATCTCTCGCGTAACGAGTTGAACTTCGACAAGCTCGACAGCGGCATGCGGGTTGCCACGGCAGGCGGCCGAGGCATTGCTCGCGGCGAAACGCTCACGTTCGCTCATCTCTCCGAGGTGGCGTTCTGGCCCGTCGCATTCGCCAACACAAACTTCAACGGTCTAGTGCAGGCCATCCCCGAAGAAGACGACACGTTCCTCTTCCTGGAGAGCACGGCACAAGGCGTGACCGGCAAGTTCTACGAGATGTATCAAGGCGCAGTTCGCCGCGACCATCTATGGAACGGGTACGAGGTGTTTTTCAGCGCATGGTTCGAAACGGATGAATACCGTGAGACCGCGCCCGCAGACTTTGTGCGAACACCCGAAGAAGAGAAGATGCTGGAGCTTTACGCTCCGCTTCTGAATTCCAACGACCAACTCTACTGGCGACGAAAGAAAGTCGCGACCAGCGGTGTTGATCTGTTCAAGCAGGAATATCCATCGACCGCCGAGGAAGCCTTCCTCAGCACAGGCCGACCCATCTTCAACTCCGAGAGCCTCAACGAGCGTCTTCAGGTCGCCAAGACCAAGAAGCCTCTCAAGCAGATGTCCGTGGAAGTCCGTTACGATCAGAAGACAGGGAAGCCCCTGCCCCTGCGCGTGCTTGAGGACAACCCGCGTGGCGAGCTTCTGATCTATCACCCGCGCTCCACGACCGAGACGTACACCATTGGTGCTGACGTCGGCATGGGCATCCGGGGTGGCGTGAAGGGCAAGCGTGAGGGCGACAGCAGTGTCGCACAAATCCTCGACAGCAAGCGAAGGCAAGTGGCCGTCTGGCGTGGCATCTGCCATCCCGACGTGTTCGCGTCCATCCTGATCGCCCTCGGCTATCACTACAACTGCGCCACCATCGCTCCTGAGCGCAACAACCACGGTCTGGTGACATGCGTCGCCCTGCGTGATGCGAACTATCCCTACCTCTACACAGAGCAGCCTGAGGGCACTCTGGACGAGAAGGACAGCATCAACCTCGGCTTCTTCACCAGCGAGCGGACCAAGCCCCTGATCATCGACAAGCTGCGCGAGTTAGACCGCGACGGCGGCATCGAGATCAACGACCCCACGACCCTGCAGGAGATGATGACGTTCGTCGTCACCGATGCCGGGAAGATGGAGGCCGAGGGTGGCACACACGACGACACGGTCATGGCGCTCGCAATCGCAGCGTACGTCTCCGAGGACGTGTGGACGCCGGTCGAAGTCACCGACGACTATTACGTTCAAGCCATCTAACAAAGGACACCTATGGCGACAACTCGCCCCCTAAGCCCCGAGGATATTGTCGCCCGGGTCTCCCAGAAGCAGATGACCGCTTCAGGCTTCTACGACTCGCGACTGGCGCTTGAGCGCACGCGGGTCACGAAGTATCTGAACGGCGAGCTTCCCCGGCGCACGAGCGAAGGCTCGTCCTCGTATGTAGCCAGCGACGTTTACGACAGCGTCGAGATGATGCGTGCCCAGTTGCAGGAGGTGTTCTCCGGTGGCGAGGACATCGCAAAGTTTGATCCCGACCAGTACATGAATGCGGAGAATTGCCGCATCGCTACTGAGGCCGCCCGCTACGTCATCTATCGCGAGAACGACGGCTTCAACATCTTCGGCAGCGCAATTTACGACGGTCTCGTAGCCCGCGCTGGCGTTGTGAAGGTGTTCTGGGAAGAGAAGTACAAATACTCGGACGAAGAGTTCGAGGGCATCAGCCACGACGACGCGCAGGCTCTCGCCTCGCATGACGAGGTCGATACCTTCGACGCCGAGGAGCAGCCGGATGGCAGCTTCAAAGGCACGCTCACGCGCAAGCAGGACGTCTCCAAGGTCACCATCGTCCCCATCGCTCCCGAAGAGTTTCTGATCGAGAGCATCGCGACGTGCATCCCGAAGGCCCAGTATTGCGGTCACCGCACGCCGAAGACGAAGGCTGAGCTAATCGAGATGGGCGTAGACCCGAAGCTCGTGAAGTCTCTCCCGGCCGACGACGCTCGGGCTCTGATGTTCTCTCCTGAGGTTCTGGCGCGCACGTCGCCCACTCGGCAGAACGACGTCTCCGACGACCCTATCCAAGACGAACTCGAATACATCGTCTACTACGAGAACTTCGTGCGCATGCAGATCGACCCCGCCAAGGGCGTCCGTCTCTACAAAATCTGCATCGCTGGCGACAAGCTGCTCTATCCGCCTGAGGAAGTCGACAAGGCTCCCTTCATCGCGTACGTGCCGCTGCCGGTCTC